CTCACGGCGGGGCTGGGTGGGGTGGTGCTGGCCGCTGGTGGGGGCATCGCCGCCCTGGCCGGGGTAGGTATGGTGGCGGGCCAGGCTCGGATGGGCCTGCTGCTGCTGCGGGAGGGCATGAGCGCCCTGGCTTTGAGGGCGTTTGACCTGGCCGGGGCGCTGGATCGGGCCATCCTGCGCCTGCGGGCCCTGGGCGGCCCCATTCCGGCGGCCCGTGCGGCGGTGCTGGGGCTGGCCGGGGCCTTCCGGGCCCTCACAGCGGCGATGCTGGCCAATCCGGTGGGGGCTTTGCTGGCCGGGCTGCTGGCGCTGGGCGCGGCGTTTGTCTGGGCCTGGCAGCACGTGCAGCAGTTCCGCGATCAGGTGCGGCTGGCCCTGGTGCCCTTAGTGGCGGCGTGGAATGGTTTTCGCCAGGCCATCGCCGGGCTGGCCCTGCAGTTCGGCCCGGTGGGCGAGGTGATCGCAGCCGCTCTAGGGCGGGCCTATGGGGCGCTGGATGCGCTGGGCTATGCCTTTGGCTTCGTGCTGGGGTTCATTATGACCCTCACCATCAACGTCTTCGCCCGCATTGGGGCCAGCATCGTCAGCGCCCTCACCGGCCTAGTGAACCTGGTGCGGGGGCTGCTCGAGGTGCTGGTGGGCCTGTTTACGGGTAATTTCGAGCGGGCCCGGGCGGGGGTGGAGCAGATCATGCAGGGGGTGGTGCAGGTGATCACAGCCCCGCTTGCCCTGTTGGGCCAGCAGGCTGTGGAGTGGGGCCGCAACATCATGGGCGGCCTGGCCCAGGGCCTCTCCGCCGGGCTCTCGGGGGTGGCCGAGCGCATCGCCCAGGGCGGCGAGGCCATCAAGAACTGGTTCCGCAGCCTGTTCCAGATCAGAAGCCCCTCGCGGGTCTTTGCGGGCTACGGCCTGATGCTCTCGCTGGGCCTGGCCCAGGGCATCGAGGCCGGGATGCCGCAGGTGGCGGATGCGGTCGCCGGAATGGAGCAGTCGCTCCAACCCCGGGTGGAGCTGCCACAACCGGGCCTCACACCCCCACCGGCTCAGGCCCGCCCCAGGGCCGAGCGCTCAATCACGGTCAGCATCAACATCGAGCAGATTCAGATCGGCAGCGGCCAGCCGCGCCAGGTGGTGCAGGAGTTGCAGCCGGCCATCAAAGAGGCGGTGCTGCTGGCGCTGGAGGAGCTGGCGCTGGAGGAGGGCGTGGATGGCTAAAATCCCCAGTCCCTGGGAAGCGCCGGAGGTGTGGGAGACCCTGACCCTGCTGGGCCCGCAGGGCCGGGTGGCCATCCCCAACGTCACCGTGAATGTGCGGGGGGGCGGCCTGGAGGAGGATTCCGCTCCCATCGCGGGCGAAAACGGGGCCGAGCGCACCTTTCTGCGCTACCGCGACGCTGAGGTGGAGGTGGAGGCGGTGGCCGATTCCAAGGCCGAGTTTGAGCGACTCCTGGCGGTGCTCAACCTGTACCGCAACCGGCGCGATAAGAAGCCGGTAATTTTGCAGGCCGCCCACCCCAACCTGCAGCTTCACGGGGTGCGCTATGTCTACCTATTTGATCTGGAGAGCCCGGACTTCAGCCGGGAAAGCGGGTTTGTGCTGCGCTTCAAGCTGAGGGAGTGGCAGTCCAAGGAGCGCCGGAGTGGCACAGTGGAAAAGCTCGACGGCCCCGCGCCGGGCAGCCTGGCCGGCAGCGGCAGCGGCGGCGCTGGCGGAGGCAAGCCCAGCGCGCAGAAGGCGGGCGAAAACAGGCCCAGCACGGTGGGGCTATGGTCCGTGGCGCGAGGGCTTCCGGATGGCTCCGTGACGGCGAATCGGATGGTAGGTAGATAATGGCGCTGCTCTCGATCAACTCCAGCAAAATCTCGGATGGGCAGATCAGCCTGCCCCGCACGGGCCGGTGGGTCGCCGCGCTGCGGGCCACCGAGCCGGTGCCGCTGGGTGAGCTGCTGCAGATGGAGTTTGAATCTGGCGAGCGCCTGGCGGCTACCTGCGTGGCTGCGGGCCGGCAAGGGGGCTTCTGGAGCCTATCCCTGGTGGGCGGGGCGGGCCGGCTGGATCGGGCGCTGCGCCCAAAGTATTACGAAGGGGTGCCGGCCTACCTCATCATCCGCGACCTGCTGACCGAGGTAGGCGAGGCCGCAGGGGAGATCGACGGCCCCGAGGTTTTCCTGCGCTACACCCGCCTGGGGTATCCCGCCTGGCAGGAGTTGCGCCGGGTGCTGCTGTTGCTGCCGGAGCGCAGCTGGCGGGTGCAGCCGGATGGCCGGGTCTGGGTGGGGCGTGAGGCCTGGCCCTCTTACCCAAAGCGGCTAGCCTCTATCGAGTTCGACTTTGCACGGGGGCATTTCTGGTTCTCTTTGGAGCCCGGCCTGCAGCCCGGCGTGCGCCTCGAGGGCCGGGCGGCTGGGGCCGACGTGGTGTTCGGCAACGTCGAGCGCGTGGTGCACCACATCGGCCAGTATCGCACGGAGGTGTTTTGTGCCCGGTGAGCGACTGAAGCGCCGCCTGCAGCAGCTAATCTGGGATGGCCGCCTGGACACCCTGGCCCTCTACCCCTGCCAGATTCTGCGCGACCACGGCGATATGCGGCTCGATCTGCAGCCGGACAAGCCCGATCTGCCCCTGCTCACGCGGGTGCCCCTGCGCACCATGCTGCCCGGGGTGGAGGTGCGGGTGCAGGTGGGCACGCGGGTGCTGCTGGGCTTCGAAAATGGCGATCCGGCCCGCCCGGTGGCGTTGTTGTTCGACGCGGGCAGCCTGCGGGAGCTGATAATTCACGCCACCGTAAAGGTGAACCTGGTGGCGCCGGAGGTCAATGTAAATGGAGATGTGGTCAATCTCGCCGGCGGGGGCCCCGCGGTGGCCCGGGTGGGCGACCAGATTCGCATCACCGGCGTGGCCGCAGGCTCGGCTACCCTCACCGGAGAGATCATCAGCGGCTCCGGCAAAACATTTTCGGGATAACTATGGTGGACCTCGGAACCGACTACAGCCTGATCGAGCGCCGCCGCAAGAGCGGCCTGGAAAACCTGCTGGGGGCTTTAGTGCGGCGGCTACAGACCCCACGCGGGGGGCTCTTTTACGACCCGGCCTACGGCTTTGACCTGCGCGAGATGGTGCAGGCGCCCTGGAATGCCCAGACCCAGTACGAGCTGGAAACCTTCGTGCAGGCCGCGGTGGAGCAGGACCCGCGGGTGGCCGAGGTGGAAGTGGAGGCCGAGCAGATGGATTTGAATCGAGTTCGCGTCAGCATTCGCGGCCTGACGGCCCAGGGCCCGTTTGCGCTGGTTTTGGCCGTCAGCGGCGTATCGGTGGAGGTGCTGCGTGCTACTTGAGCAATTACTCCAGCCCCGATCGCAAAGCCAGGTGCTGGCCCGGCTCATCAGTATTTTGCAGAGCAAGGGCTACGCCCCCAACGACTGGATAGCCGGCTCCGAGCAGCGCACACTGATCGAGCTGTACGCCGAGGCCATCGCCGAGCTGGAGGCGGTGCGCCTGGCCATTACCCAGGGCGGATACCTGGAAAGCGCCACCGGCCCATTCCTGGATCTGTATGCCTACAACGTTTATGGCCTCCTGCGCAAAGAGGCCACCTTTGAGCGGCAGCGCTTTACCCTGACCTGCAGCAGCGGGTTTGGCCCCTATACCATCCAGCCCAACCAACTTTGGGCCGGGGTGGGTAATCTGCGATTTAACAATGTGGCCGGCGGTGTGCTCAATCCGGGCGGCACGCTGTCGCTGGAGTTCAGGGCCGAGAGCCCCGGCACGGCCTATCGGCTCGCGCTGGGTAGCGGCACAACCCTGTTTACCCCGCTGCCCGGCGTAACCATCGTTAACGACCAGGTAATCGAGGCTGCGATTGATCAGGAAACCGACGCGCAGCTACGCGAGCGCTGCCGCCTGCGCTGGGCAGAGCTGGGCTATGGCGGCACCGCCGCCGCTTACCGCTCCTGGGCGCTCTCGGCTGACCCCAGCATCACTAAGGTGCGCGTTTTGGATCAGAATCCGCGCGGCCAGGGAACAGTCGATGTGGTCGTGTGGGGTGAGGGGGGCCTGGGCAGCGGGGCGGTAGCGGCGGCCAACAACATCATCCAGCAGAAAAAGCCGCTCACGGCGGATGTGCAGGTATATGCAGCCACGGCCGTCAACGTCACTATTACCGCCACCATCCGGGTACGCACGGGATTCCTGAGCCAGGCGCAGGGGCAGGCCGCAGCAGCCCTGGCGGCTCTGCAAGCGGGTGTGCCGATTGGCGGGATAATCTACAGATCGGCCATCATCGAAGCGCTGTTCGTGCCCAATGTGATTGATGTGGCGTTGTCGGCTCCTGCAACCGATGTCACCCTGAGCAGCGTGCAGGCCGCGCAATTCAACGCAAACCTGACCTGGATTGAGGTGTAGCCGTGATTCCGCTATACGAGATTCGCCTGCTGGAGGATTGGTTACGGGATCGGGCTCCGCCCTGGTTTCAAGATGCCCCGGTCGGGCCGGAAATCGAGGCCTATGGAGCGCTTGCCGATGAGCACCTCGAGTATGTGGCTACCGCCTTGCGCGCGAGATATGCCGAGCTGACCCCGGAGGATGGTTTGAACCTGCTTGGGGCTGAGCGCAATTTCGTGCGCTATCCTGCCGAGAGCCTGGACGCCTTCCGGCAGCGCATTATTGGCGCCTGGGAATTTTGGCAATGGGCGGGCACCGAGTACGGCCTGGGCCTGGCCCTCTCTCAGCTCGGCTACAACAGCGCCATAGTGCCGGTGCGCAGCTACGACAACACGCGCTGGAGCGAGTTCGACGTATACCTGTACGCTGGCACCCGTAGCTACGATGGCTCGGTAGAGGAGAAAAACCGCATCCTTGCAATCATTAATCAGGTCAAACCAGCGCATACCCGATTGGCAACGCTGCGATACGTGCCATCAGGGCCGTTGAACTGGAACCCGGCGGGCCTTACCTGGAACCCACCAGGGCAGGTCTGGGGCGCGCCGCCTGTCGTGCTTTATCCGTAGGAGGAACCATGCCCAAAACTCTTAACCCTCAAAACACTTTCCCGACCAACATCCCCAATTTTCCCATATCGGGGAACAACGAGCCCATCGCCATAGAGCCGCTGGAAAACGCCATCCAGGCTGTGCTCAACCGCAGCGAGAACCTGCACGTGCGCCTGAGCGAAGCCGAGACTCAGGGCGTGAAGCGGGTGCGGACGGTGGCCTCGCTGGCCGCGCTCTCAGCGGCAACTGGCTTCAACAATGGCGATGTGTGCGATGTGGAAGGCTATGGGCGCTACCGGCTATACAACCCCTCCGGGCTTACTGCCGACGGCTTGTGGGTGCTCAACGCCGCTGGGGGCGGGCGGTGGGTGCATACCCTACGGGATATGCGGGGCGCTGGCAATGGATTGGCTACGCTGGACTCGAGCCAGCGGCTGGCGCAGGATGTGCGGGATGCAAGCATCCTGACCCAACACATTGCTAATCAGGCCGTGGCTGCGGCCAAACTGGCCCCTGGCAGCGTGGTGGGGCATCTTGGGTACACCCCGCTGAATAAGGCGGGGGATATCATGACCGGACTGCTCAACATCAACAATGAGCGGCTGTTCAATGTGTTTGTGGCCCAATACGATACGACCGTTCGCTACTATTATCTAGGCCGTATTAGCAGCGGAGTCGGAATCCTAAAAATAAACGGCATCTTGGGAGGCCACACCCCTGGTGAGGGTCGAGCCAATGTCGATTTGCAATTTGCATTTCGCGATGGCTTCCGCGCCGATGGCTACATCATGGGCACAGTAGATCGCGCCGACGTATTGGTAAGAGACGGCGGCGACGGCTGGGCGTATGTTTACCTGGTTACTAAACAATATGCATTAGTCAACTTGGAACTCTCTTCATCCCATAATGCACAACAAATAACGTACAACGGCACATATTCGACATCTGCGCCTAGTGGAACTACTCTGTATCAGTTAAGCGACGATTTTACTAACGACACGCATCCCAACACGCTAAAAATGAATGGCGGAGTGCTGCAAGCCCGCTACAACCACGCAAACAGATTTTCGATTAGTGAACATGCCCCCCAGGCGGTAGGCATAAGTCCCGGTGGCATTACAGATTTGGCTAGAGGAAGGATAAATGTTCCCGCCGGAAAGAGTTTGTATATCCGTCGGGTGCGCTATATGTTCTTAGATCCATTGCGATTGAGGATCGGCACTTCTCAAGCTGTTTGGACAGCAAGCAATGCGAATATGGATGCAGACGTAAATTTTGCGATATTTGCGGGTTCAGGAACCACTGATTTAAGTATAGTTGTTACCAATGTAGGGACGAGTAACCAAACTTTGCTTTATGCTCAAGGGGTGTGGGTAGAGTTTGAAATCCGTTAGGAGGCTGCATGAATACTGCAATCAGTAAACTGCTACCCTACTCTGAATCAGGCATCGTCAGCCGCCACAGCGACGACACGCTAATCATCAGCGGCTTCCGCAACGATATAAACCTCGAGGCGCTACAAGCCGAAATCGAGGCCGAATGGCTCGAGCTTGCCAAGGAAGAGGCGGCCATTCAAATCAAAAACGCCCTAACCGCCGCCCAGGAATCCCGTCGCCCAGCAAATTTCTCTGATCTGACTGTCAAACTACAGCTCGGCAGAATCACCCCTGCCGAGCGTGAGCAGTTGAATGCCTACTACGACGCGCTGGATGAGCTGGAGCGGGAGGCAAAGGCGCTGCTCCAGAAGCTGGAAAAGGCCGAAAGCGTAGAAGTGGTAAATAAAATCCCTTGGCCGGAATGGGTAGGGTGGGAGGCGTTGCCGCTCCGGCTCAAGCTGGAGGTGGAGCAAACTTATCCTGAAGCTTCTAATAAATGACTTATTTATCTCATGCGTATTTCACTGGTTGCTAATCCATTCAAAGCCAAAACTGGTGACATTTAGCGTGTTTCTCATCTTTCAAGTGGTGACATTTAGCGTGGCGTAAAATGGGCAAATAGCGTGGCGCGTGACAGGAAGAAAGTGGGGGCATCCGGGACTTTGTGAAAAACGAGACGATTTCAAAATAGAACGACATAAAGGTAAAATTTGAAAACGGTGAGAGCTGAAAAAATAAACTTGTACTAAGTACAAATGGGCATAGATGATCCAAGCCATGCGACTTTGCCCGTTTGAAAAAACGCGTTCCTAAGGCTATTGGCAGGCCAGATGCCCAGCTATACCAGGCCCATCCTCAGATAAACCTGAGCCTCCGTGAAACATTTTTCGACGGTGTTTGGTATACCATGTATTGATTCCATCTTAATGTAACTAAGGGGGGGTGCGGACAAAATTACAAAAATCGTAACGACATGCGGACATCGATTGGCATCGTAAAACTCGACAGATGTAGTTTGTATCACAAATGTCCGCACCCCTAGTGCGGACAGGGGTGCGGACAGGGGTGCGGACAAATAAATATGCAAATCAGCTAAGGGGAATCAGGTGACCTCACCTCAATCACCTTACCGACTATTTCCTGGACAGAAGATGTGGGGATAACAACAGGGTAGGAGTTATCAGAAGAAGGGTTGGTGCTAACTAAATAGTTGCCAGTGGGGCCGTGCTTCAATAGCTTACAAACAAAGCCGCCATCAACCAGGCGAGCGACAACCCTCGAACCAACCCTACCTTTGTTTTGACAATCCACTATGATTACATCGCCATCACATATCGGTTTCGGACCAGCGCACATGGAGTTGCCCTTAACCTTAAAGGCCACCACGTTGCCCCGTAAAGCCAGATTCATATCGACTGGAACATATTTTTCTTGGATATCCTCCTCTCTTCCACTTCCCGCACCTACCCAACCAATAATCGGAACCTGTGGCCAGAGGGCATCTGTGTTATCTAAATCGTCGTAAAACTGCTCGATCAGGTAGACCAATGGGACATCTAGCGCCTTGGCGAGTCGCCACAAAGTCCGAACATCAGGGCGAACCCACGTTCCGGACTGTGATTGTCGTCCCACCATTGCAGTGCGAAGGGCGGTTCTACCTATGCCCCACTTGTCAGCCCACTCGTTGGGCTTAGAGATCCCGTCGCGCTTCATGGCGGCGAAGATTAAATCGTTGACGGGTCCATTTAAGATCGGGTATTTTCTAGGTCTACCCATACCGTTTGCGCCTATTTGACGTCTCTTGACCAAAAGGCTCATAGGAGACTATCATAATCTCCTATGAGAGAACACCCAAACGAAATTGCACAAGCTCTATCTGAGCTGATGGAGCGAAGAAAGATGAGTGCAAATGCGCTTAGTAAGGCATCGGGTGTTGCAAATGGATATATCTACGACCTGCTATCCGGGAAAAAAGGGGAACAGCTTGGCCTGCACGTTTTACGCAGGCTAGCACGAGGGTTGCGGGTGAAAACTAGCTACCTGGTTCACCGTATCGAAAAAATCTCCGTGGAGAGAACTCGTGATACGAACAGTCGAGCGTAAACTTCACACCACTAAAGAGATTGCGGTGGCCTGGGGTCGGAATGAAAGGGTCGTCAGGCGCTTACAATCCACCCCTGGCGTGTATTGCGAACGAGTTATCGAGGGCGGCCGCCCGATTTTACTATTCGATCCCGCCACCATCGAGCAAATCTGGGGCCCCCCTGTTAATCCTCTACCTGAACCGGAGCCCATAACCGACGTAATCCTGCCATCTCCGACGGCAATCGTCCACTATACAGACGCCCCATATACCGCTGAACCAACCCCAAGCGCCCTGGCCAATCGGCCGTTGCTCCCTGACCTGCGCCGGATTGATCCAGAAGTTCGGGCCCTGTGGGAGTGCATTGAGCAACTGCGACAGCAGCTGGCCCAGGCCCGACGCGGCGAGCGCACTGCGATTATCGAGGCATTCGCAAAACATGAGAGCGTATCCACAAAAACCGTTTATGCATGGCTCAAAATGTCGGCCCGCAAATTCTTCAAATCGCACCGTGCTGACACGGGCTCGATGCAAATTCCTACCGAGCTGGTGGAGGCTACCACCAGCCTGTGGCTACACCACCCTAAGGCCAGCGCCTGGATGATCCACCGCTGGCTACAGATAGCGAACCCCAACATCCTTATATACAGACACGGAAACTACGAGCGGCGGTTCAGTGTACGGGGAGTACGCGACATTCGAAAACGCCTCGAGGCCAACCCCATCACACGGGCCGCTCTGATGAATGAGGATGAGCGCCGGGAGTTTATTCGTACCTGGTCGGGCGCAGTAGTGGCCACGTACCCCAATGAACTGTGGCAGATGGACATGACCCGCTGCGATACGTTCGTGTGGGGCTACGCCCGGCCCACAGACACCGAGCCCAGCGCCTTCCGCCTGCGCATCCACGACTGCATCGATCACTACACCGGCGCCATCCCTGCCCTGGTCTTCTCCCGGGAGGAAAGCCGGCGCCCCACTACCCGCCTCCTGATCCTGGGATTGTTCCCCAAACCCGGCGGATGGAACATATACGGGAAGCCCACGCGGATATACCACGACAACGGCTCCGCCTATATCGCCGAGGCCACCCAGCGCGGCCTGGCCACCCTGGGCATCGAGACCAGCACGTCCCCGGCCTGGGTGAGCCACACCCGGGGCAAGGGTGCTGGACTCGGGTACCACCCCCATCTGCCGGGGCCTGAACGGCGTGATTCGACCAGCAGATGACCCCATATGGGAGCGCATCTACCCCCCCAACCACTTCGGCTGCAGGGCGGGGGTGCGGAGCCTGACCGCGCGGGAAGCGGAGGCCAGGGGAGGGGTAAGCCCACTGCCTCCCGGCCTGGAGGTGCCGCCAGGATTCGCCCGGCCCCCCACAGCAAGATGGGAGCCAGACCCAGCCAAATACCCACCCGAGCTTTGGGAAGCCCTGCAAGGCAAGCTAGCCGAGCGGATTGAGATTGGCCGGGAGATTCTGGAGCTGCGGGGGCGGGTAAGCGCCCGGGAGAAAGACCAGATTTTGCGGGGTCTGGAAGGGTTGAGATTAAGCCGCTGGATGGAACAAAATCCTATCAGGACGCTCGAGATTGCCTCAAACCTTGCACAGACGCGCAACCGGATGGGCGACTACGACCGACTTACGCAGAGTATCCGGCTGCTATATCCCAGACCCGAGGGAAGTTGGGCCGACGAAAAGCCGTTGGGCCAACTGCGGGCGGTTTCGACCAAAGGCAGCTCGGCCCTTCAGGCCGCAGCAATCACTCTGGTACACGAGTTCGGGCATCACCTGTACGAAGCGATGCGAGAAGAGACGGAGAACCGACTTTTTGCCAGGTACATTCAAGCCAAAAAGGAGGGCCGATTTGTCTCGCTTCGGGCAAGAGACGGAGTGCTTGAGTGGTTTTCCGAGTCTCTGGCTGCCCACCGGTTCTTTCGCAGGGATTTTCGCAAGTTTGACCCGGCGACATCTGCTATGATTGAGGATGTGTTGGCTCGTCTGCGTTGAGGGGTGCGCCTATGGAACATAAACCGACCGTCGGAGACCTGAACGACGAGATTTACATCCTGCACCGTGAAGGCCGGTATACGCGAGAGGATTTCGAGCGGCTCTGGCCCCAACTGGTAGAGGCGGCGGGGGATGACCTGGAGGCGCTTGAGACGGTATGGATTTTGTCTCCAAAGGATTGGTGGGAAGAGAAGCGCCGCGCCCTGGAGGAACTGAGCTTGCAAAACGCGCTCCCACCCCGAGAGCGCTTTTAAAAACGGTGCCCCAGGAGCAATCCTGAGATCCAAGCGGGCCGCCTGGCGGTGATCGAGCGACCCTACAGGCGCAGGCGTGGATTTTTGTTGTGGGGGGCGGATTAAAAAAGGCGTCCCACCGTGCTCGGTCACGAGGGAGTCGCGTGCGGTATTGGGAGTCCGAGCCCACCGCAGTTGTTTCAATAATAAGTATACCACAAAAAACACCCGGAGCAATCCTGAGATCCAATCGCTTCCCGGCTCAGCCCACCCGTCGGGCAATCAGGGCCAGAATCTTGGCCTGCTGGCCAGCAAAAAATCCGCTATAATCACCGTAGTATCGGCAAACTACCCCCGACCCCGGTCGGGGGTTTTGTTTTGCCCTGAAAGGAGGTGTACGTGGACACGTGTAAAGTTCTGGGCTTCGCCGCCTGGCTGCTGGGCCAGGGCCCGGTGGTTTCATTTCTGGTAGACGCCCTCAAGCGCATCGCCTGGGTGCAGCAGAACCCCCGCAAGGCGGTGGTGATTCTGAACGCGGTGGCGGCCCTGACCACGGGGCTGACCCTGTGCGGGCTGGGGATCGAAAATCTGCTGCTCCAGATGGCCGCCGGCATTGCCGGCTCGGTGGCGACCTACGAGTTTATCAGCAAGCCCCTGGCCGAACGGCTGGCTCATCCCGAGCGACCGGAGCCGCTCGAGTAGCTCCGAAAATCCACCCCGAGGAGGACGCGCCGTGTGAGACGAAGATACACCGGATTCAACATATTCCCATCCCAGGAGCCGCCCAGGGAGTTTTTGATCTGGCCCTACGGCCCGGTGACCTTCCGCTGGGCGGACGGCACCCAGATCGACCTGCTGTTTACCCCGGAGGACGCCCAGGAGGTGATCCGGCGGGCCCAGATGCCCGAACTGCCCATCGACTACGAACACCGCAATCAGAACCCAGTGGACAACGGCCCTGTACCGGCCGCCGGCTGGTTCCAGCTGGAGGCCCGCCCAGACGGACTTTGGGCGATCAACGTGCGCTGGACCGAGACCGCGGCTAACCTGCTGCGGGCGGGCGAGTACCGCCACTGGTCGCCGGTGTTCTGGGACGAGGACGGGCACATCCGGCAACTGGATATGATCGGGCTGACCAACCAGCCCGCCACCGTCAACCAGATGCCCCTGGTGGCATCAGCATTAGGAGACCCCATGCGAGAAAAACTAATCACCCTGCTCGGTCTGGCGGCCGACGCCAGCGACGAGCAAATCGAAAACGCCCTGACCGAGTTGCAGAACCGGGCGGGGCAGCTCGAGCAGGCCCAGGCCCTGCTGGCCGAGGCGGGCATCCAGGCCCCCATCGGGAGCGTCGAGGCCCACGGCCAGGCGATGGCCGCCGCGGCCAACGCCCTGCTGGCGGCCCGGGTGAGCGAGCTCGAGGCCGAACTATCCACCCTGCGGGCCCAGACAGTGGACGCTGAGGCCGAGCGCACGGTGGATGCCGCGCTCAGCGAAGGCCGCATCCACGCCGCCAGCCGCGACTACTGGCTGGAGAAATTTCGCAAAAACCCCCAGGCCGTTCGGGCGCACCTGGCCAGCCTGCGGGCGGGGGCGGCCGTACCGACCGGGCCCATTGCCCCCCCGCAGGGGCCGAGCGATGCCCTCAGCGAGCTCGAACGCGCCATCATCGCGCAAACCGGCGTGAGCGCGGAAGCCTACCTGGCCACCAAACGCCGACGGGAGGAACACCATGCCTGAACGCAACACGCTTCAACGGGGCCTGGGCCCCATTCTGGAATACCTCGACCTGCCGGTGGAGGCCAACACCCTGATCGAAGCCGGCAACCTGGTGGTGCTGAACGCTGCCGGCTACGCCGTGCACGGCAGCACCGCCACCAACCTGCGGGCTGCAGGCCGGGCTGAGCAGACCGTCAACAACCAGGGCGGGGCCCAGGGGGCCCGCCTGGTGCGGGTGAGCCGGGGGGCCTTCAAGTGGCAGAACTCCTCGGCCGCCGATCAGATCACCCAGGCCGACTGTCTCAACGACTGCTTCATCGTCAACTCGACTACCGTGGCCAAGACCAACGGCAGCAATACCCGCAGCCGCGCCGGAAAGGTGGTCGGCGTGGAGGCCGACGGGGTCTGGGTCGAGACCTATTAAGGAGAGCCATGCGAATCACGACTGCTGCACTACAAGCCCTGCGGGTCTCCTTCGAGACCCGCTACAACCAGGCCTACGAGGCCGCTCAACCCCTGTGGAACCGCGTCGCCACCGAGGTGCCCAGCACCACCAAGGAAAACACCTACGGCTGGCTGCTGAAAATGCTCAAAATGCGGGAGTGGCTGGGCGAGCGGGTCTTCCAGAACCTGGCCGAAGCCTCCTACACCATCCAGAACCGCAACTTTGAGGCTACCGTTGCGGTAGATCGCAACGATATCCAGGACGACAATCTGGGCATCTACAACATGCAGTTCGACCAGATGGGCCAGGCCGCCCGCATGTACCCCGACGATCTGGTCTTCTCACTGCTGCTGAATGGCCAGTCCAATCTCTGCTTCGACGGCCAGAACTTCTTCGACACCGACCACCCGGTTTCCACCGTGGACAGCAGCCTCGGCGTATACAGCAACTACGCCACCGGCCGGGCCCTGACCACCACCAACTACGAGACCACCCGGGCCGAGATGATGGCCTTCCGGGGGGACGATGGCCAGCCCCTGGAGGTGATGCCCACCCTGCTGGTGGTTCCGCCGCAGCTGGAGGGCGCTGCCCGCCGCATCCTCAACGCCGACTTCATCGCCGGCGGGGACACCAACATCTGGAAGGGTAGCGCGGATCTGCTGGTGGTGCCCAAGCTGGCCAGCCAGCCCACCGCCTGGTACCTGCTGGACACGAGCCGCCCCATCCGGCCCTTTGTCTTCCAGAATCGCCAGAATCCCGAGTTTGTGAGCAAGGACGACCCCACCGACGACAATGTATTCATGCGCCGCCAATTTGTTTATGGCGTGGACGCCCGGGGGAATGCGGGCTACAGCCTGCCCTTTCTGGCCTACAAGTGCGTCGGCTAGGAGGTGCGGCGATGACCTACCGCGTCAAAGTCAGCACGCCGCAGCAGCGGGGTCGCTGGCGCATCGGTCGGCAGTGGTGGCCCGCGCCGCAGGAGGCCGAGGTCTCGGCCGAGGAACTGGCCCGCCTGCAGGCCGATCCCCTGCTCAGGGTGGAGATATTGGCGCTCGAGCCCGCCGAAGGGGCGCCCGAGGCGGAGACAGCCCGGCCCAGGCGCAGAGGGAAATAATGCCCTACCTCAACACTGCCGAGCTCAAAACCCGCAAGCGGGAGGAGGCCATGCGCTACGCCCTGGATCCGGAAGCCAGCACCTGGACGGCGCTGGCCGAGGAGCGGGCGCAGGCGGCCCTGCAGGATGCCGCCGATATCATCGACAGCTTCGTGGGCCAGCGCTACACCCTGCCCCTGCCCCCAGTGCGGGCCCTCAAGCGCATCAACGCCGACATCGCGTTTTATCTCATCCTGGCCCGCCGGGGCTTCCAGGAGGGCACGGCCGACGACGTGGTGGTGCGCGACTACGAGGAGGCCCTCAAATGGCTGCGCCTGGTGGCGGAGGGCAAGGCGCAGATCCCTGCCGACGATGGTTCGCCCATCCCCCCCGGGGCCACCCAGGGGGGGGTGGTGGTCTCGGAGGCCCAGCCGGAGATCGAGTCTGCAGGCCGGGTGTTTGGAAGGGACAAACTAAAGGGCTGGTAAGCGAGCCAGTGGGGTCAATTTTGCGCAGCCCCGCCCTTGCCATACCCACGGATAGGGGGACGGCCTCAAACAGCCGTAAAAGCGATTTTACAAGGAGGAGGTGAATAATATCACAAACACCAGTAAAGTTACTGAAATCGCCCTGCAGGCCGTCCGCCGGGAACTGCCCGGCTTTGTGACTGCCCCGGGCTGGTGTGTGGCCTTCGCCTTCGAGGCCATTGCGCGGGCCTACCAGACCAACCGCTGGCTGCTCTATAGCCGCATCCTGGACTCGGTGCGGGCCGACCCTGACCGCAGCCGCTGGGCGACGGCAGTGGAGCGGGCCATTGACCGGCTGGACTGGGATGTGACCGGCGTGGATCGGGACCCGGCCCGGGCCGCCGAACGTGCGGCCCTCCTCAAAATCATCAAGCCGGGCGACCTGCTCTTCAGCAGCCTGCCCTATGACGAGGCGCCCCGATCCCCCCGCACCGCCCCAGACCGCGAGGGGCACATCGGGATTTACGTGGGCGAGGTGGACGGGGTGCCCAGTGTGGCCGAGAATACCCGCGCCGATCGCGGGCGCTGGTTCGTAAGGAAAACAGCTTTGCGCCTGACCCCGCTGCAAAACTGGGACACCGTGACCACCGTTGGGCGCATCCCCTCCCGCTGGCGGCCATGAGCATCACCGGGTCTTTCCGCGAGCTGGATCGGCTGATCCGATTTGCCGATAGGCTGCGCCAGCCGCAGTTTGCCGAGGGCCTGGCGAAGAACCTGGGCCAGGCGGCGCTGAACCAGATCGACGAGTCCTTCGCGGGGCAAAAAGACCCCTGGGATCGGCCCTGGAAGCCCTCGGCGCGGGCTGAAGCCACCGGAGGCCAGACCCTGCGCAAGACCGCCCGGCTGCAGCGCTCCATGACCTCGCAGTCGGCCCTAAAAACCGATCCCCAGGGCTTCGAGATCGGCACCAACGTGGTGTACGCGGCCACCCACCAGTACGGCGCCACCATCACCCCGCAAGAGAAAAAGGCCCTGCGCTTCAAAGCAGGCAAACGTTGGGTGACGGTCACAAAGGTAAAGATTCCTGCCCGGCCCTTCATGCCCGAGCCTGAACTCTCCCCCAGGTGGGAGCAGGCCCTGGAAGAGGCGGTGCGGGCCTACCTGGACAAGGAAATCCCGTCAACTACCCCTACCAAACCCTAACGGGCTCTGGTAGGGGCTTGCAGGGACAGAACCATGCAGAACACGATTCGCTTCCCCCACGTTCGGCGGGTTGACAGCCGCCCAGCCCCGAACCCTAAGGTTCAGGGCTGCCACCTTGTCCGCATGGTCAGCGAACCCGCAGACTCGGCATCTAAATGTGCTTTGGTCGGGACGATTGGCCTTCTCGGCATGCCCACAGCAAGGGCACTCCCGGCTGGAGTTCCGGGGGTCTACGAACACCACCCTGACCCCGGCCCTCTGGGCTTTGTAGGCCAGTTTTTGTCCCAGGTCGTGGAACGCCCAACTGTGCAGCGTGGAGCGCTGAGGCCGTCGAACCCTGACCCTCTGACGGATGCCCTTGAGGTTTTCCAGAGCAACCGCCCGATTCGTGCGTTGGGCCTTCTCCACAATGCGCTTGCTGATGGTGTGGTTCACATCATTGGCAAACCTCCATTCCTTACCCGAAAGTTTCTTCAAACGGCGTTTAGCCCCCTTGGTGCCTTTCTTCTGCAACCTCCGGCGAAGGCGGCGGTGGCGGTGCCTGACCGAGTTGAGGTGGCTACCCGAGTAGGTCTCGCCATCCGAGTCGGTGGCGATGTTGACGATGCCCAGGTCCACCCCCAGCACATCCTTGACCTCCACGGGCTCGGGCTCCTCAACGTTGACCGTGGCGAAGAGGTAGAACTCACCCCCCACGTAGGCCAGGTCGGTCTCCCTCTGCCGGGTCCGGAGCAGCCTGCGCTGGTACTCCCCGGCGGCGAAGGGGATAGTTTGCCGTCCTTGAAGCGTCCAGATGGACACGGTGGAAGCCGTCAGCTTCCAGGAGAGCACCCGGTCGTCGTAGGTGATGGCCCCCAACTCCCGAAAGGAGCGTGGCTTTTGTCTGTCCAGCTTGTAGGCATCCACCACCTTAGCGTTGGCTCGCACCGCCATCTGCGCCGAAAGGTCGAAGCGGTCTTTGACCGTGTGGTAGACCCAGTGGTGCAGGGGAATCTGCTTGAAGGTTCGGGTCTCCCAGGCCACGTCCGAGATGTAGTTGCAGGCCGCGTTGAAGCGCCGCAGGGTGTCCAGCAAATACCCCCGCTGTTCCGGCGTAGGCAGGAGCTTGACCTTGGCGGTGAGCTTCACAGAAGCAGAATAGCCCAAACTCTTCAACTCTTGAAGGAGGTGAGTGGGTACAGCCGCCTGATGGCGGCCTGGGGCTCTACCTCCTTGACCAAAACGAAGTTTGGTCAAGGTCTCACACCCCAGACCCCGATTCGATGAATAAAACTCAAATCGTTGAGCATATCCAAACTCAAACAGGCCTGAGCAAGAAGCAGGCCCATCTTGCCCTCGAGGCGACCCTGCTCGCCATCAAAACCAACCTGAGCGAAGGCAGGGAAGTACAGATTTCCGGATTTGGGACGTTCTATACCAGGGCACGGGCTGCCCGCGCGGGTACCCACCCGGGCAGCGGGGAGGCCATTCAAATCCCCGCTCAAACGGTGGCGCGCTTCCGCCCCGGCAAGAGCCTGCGGGAGGCGGTGAGCTGACTTGACCCAGGCCCTGTTCGAGCGGCTCCGGGCCGAGCTGCCGCCCCAGGTCAAACTCGAGCTGGGCCCGGAGGCCCTGAACCAGCTGGATGCGCCACTCAAGCTGGTGCTGGTGCCGGGGCAGGACACCTTTACCTCCCCCGATGGCCGGGCCACCTCGAGCGAGGCCCTGGCCGGAACCCCGCCAGCCGAGCCCCGGCCCCGACCGCCATATACCCGGCTGGCCGGCTACACCCTGCACATCTGGGGAAAGAGCTACCCCGTGGTGGAGGACGTTTTATCCGATTGCGTGGCGGCCTTGCGGCGCATCTGTGGGAGCAGCCTCGAGCTCTTCCCCAGCGGCTGGGACGAGGACGAGACCGGCCAGGCCGCGGCCCTACCGGCCGATAAGCGGCGCTATCAGCTGCGTTTCCGGGTACTGGCCGAGGTGGGGGCGGCGGAGCCCGGGGTATATGTGCGGCTCGAGCGGGCCCTGCTGGACCAGACCGAAATTTTGCCCTAGGAGGATCAATGGCAAAGAACGAGACCAACAACCCCGAGCCGAAGCGGCTGCACACCGTGGAGGAGCTGGCCGCCGAGGCCGGCACCCCCGACTGGCTGCTGGCGGCGGCCCGAGCCAAACACCGCTGGGTGGTGGGCCAGGAGCTGACCAAGGCGGCATTCGACCGGGGCATTGCCGAGGCCGCCAACGAACCCATCGGATCCGAAGGAGGTAGCCGATGACCGGCCTGCCCCGCGTAGAAGTTAAACCGCAGGATTTTGGCATCGGCTCCATACCTGGTAGCGGCGAGGGCGTCCACGTCAAAATCGGCGTGGCGACCCTCCTGGGGGCCAATCAGATTGTGACCATCACCAGCCCCCAGGGGGCCAGGGAGCGCATCGGGGGCAAACTGGCCGAGGCGGCCGCCCTGGCCTTCGGCGAGGGCACCCAGGCCGTGATCTGTGTCGCGGCCAACCCCAGCATCGCCGGGGTGGCCGGGACGGTCACCCAGACCGGTACCGGCACGGCCACGCTGGCCCTGACGGGCAGCACCCCCAAGGACGACTACAAGCTGCGCATTCGCATCACCCGGGCCGCGGCCAATCTGGCGGCCGCCCAGGCCGCATTCGAGTATTCGCTGGACGGCGGCAACACCTATAGCCCCGAGACGGCCGTGCCGGTCTCCGGGGTGTACGTCATCCCCGACACCGGCCTGACGCTGACCTGGGCCGACGGCACCTTCGTGGTGGGCGATACCTACACGGCGAACTGCACGGCCCCGGGCTACACCATCGCTGACCTCATCGCCGCCCTGGACGCCCTATTTGCCCGCACCGAACTCTCCTACCGCTTCATTCACGTGGTGGGGGTGGCCAGCGCGACGGTGGCGGCTGCGGTCAACACCGCCCTGGAAACCCGGGCCAACGACCCCAATAACCCCCGCTTTATCCATGCCATTCTGGATACCGCCGACGATACCGATGCCAGCCTGATCACGGCCTTCGCCAGCTTTACCAGCGTGCGGGTGGGGGCCGCCGGCCGGTACGCCGATGTGGTGAGCCCCATCACCGGGCTGGTGATGAAGCGCCCCTCGACCTGGGTGATTGCAGGGCGCTACAGCGGGCGGCCGGTGGAGGAGCACCCCGGGCGCTACGCCTCGGGGGCCCTCAAGACGGTGGTCAAGCTATACGGGGACGAATCGGTGACGCCCGGCCTGGATGCCGCCCGCTTCGCCACGCTGCGCACCATCGACGGCGGCTTTTATATCACCCGGGGGCGCCTCTTCGCCCCGCCCGGCAGCGACTACGAGCAGGTGCAGCTCCGCGAGGTGATGGACGTGGCCTGCGAGACGGCCTACCGGGCCTGGCTGCGCTGGCTGAACGAGCAGATCCAGGTCTCGGCCCAGACCGGGCGGATCCTGGAGCGGGAGGCCTTGCGCATCGAGGCCTATGTGCAGGGGCTGGTGCGCACCGCCCTGCGGGGCAAGGTCTCGATTGACGAGATCACCGACCAGCCGGCGGTATATGTGCGCATTGACCGGGCCGAAAACATCCTCAGCACCAAGACCATCCCCTACGACATCAGCATCGTCCCGCTGGGCTACGCCGAGCGGATCACCGGCAAGGTGCGGTTCTTCAACCCGCAACTGCAGCCGGTAGCGGCCTAGGAGGTGGCGCGTGGCGATTACTGTACGCAACGGTAAGGTGTACGACAACTCGAGCATCCAGCTCGACCTTGACGGCGAACGCATCCCCGTGAATGTCGAGCTGGAGTACAACACCGGCGAGGTCTCCGAGGAATACATCTACGCCGGGGGCAAGCCGGTGGGGCGAACCCCCGGCCAGATGGCCCCGGCGGACGTGACCATCAAGATGCCGGTGGATCAGTGGCACCAGTTCCGGGCCAAGCTGGGGGCTAAATATAAGCGCAAATCGTTCAATGCGACGGTCACCTTCGTGGACACAGAAGATAACGTCATCATCGACAAGCTGAACGACCTGCGCATCCTCAACGACGCCCTCTCGGCCAGCCCTGGCGCGGAGGCCCTGATGGCCGAGCTGACCTGCAAGGCGTTGGACGTGGTGCCCGGCGACCTGGCCACCTTCTGAGTTAACACCGGGCCCCGCCGAAACGGGGCCCGCTTTTTTAGAGGCAAAACATGGGAAAACCCGAAATTTTATCGGACGAGCTCGAGGGCCTTTTGCCCCCTACCACCCTCAACAAGTTAATTGAAGCCCACGGCGAACGCCTGTTTGCCCTGGTGCGCCAGGGCCGGGTGCTGGTGTTTCGCCCCCTATCCAAGGGCGAATACCGGCTCATGCGGGCCGACCTGGACAAGGCCGCCAGCGGCCAGAAGCTGGCCCTGGATACCTACGCCATCGGGGAAAAATATGCCAAGGTGGCCCTGGTGTACCCCGACAAAACCGAGTTCGAGCAGATCCTGGAGGACTACCCCGGCCTGGCCGACGTGATCAGCCAGGACCTGGCGGCCATCGCCCAGATGGCCGAGACGGAGTTCCTTCAAAAAATCCGCTGAACTGCTGAATGAGGCCATGAAGCACCGCGATCGCCCCCTGTTCGCGGGCCAGCTGCTGCTGGCCTATCGGCGGGGGGAGGATAGCCCCGAGGCCCTGGCCGGGGCCGCGCTGGAGGCGGCGGTGCTGCTGGGCCATTTCGAGGAGAAACCATGAGGCGCCTGACCTGGTTTTTTGGGCTGCGTAACAACTTCGTGACCCAGTCGCGGGCCATGTCGGCGGGGTTGAGCCGCATCCGCACCCAGCTGCAGGGCTCGGGCCGAGACAGTGCGGCTGCAGCTCGGGCCATCTCCAGTAGCTTCGGCATATCGACCGCTGCCGCGCGGCGCCTGGTGGGGGCCCTGGCAGCGGTGGGGGCGGCCGGCCGCCACCTGGGCAGCATCCGCGCCTACGCCCAGAATGCCTATTCATCGCTAAGCGGCCTGGTTGGCCGCCTGACCAGCCTGCCCAACCTACTCATCGCCGGGGCCGCCGGGCTGGCCACCAAGAGCGTGTTTGACGCTCTGGGTTTCAAGGAGCAGCAGCTTATCAGCCTGCGGGTGATGCTGCGGCCCCAGTTCGGTGCGGACGCCGGGCGCATGGCCCAGGAAACCTATGCCATGCTGGCCCGGTTTGCGGCCCGGACGCCCTTCGAGACCCAGGAAGTCCTGGCCGGTGGTAAGCAACTGCTGGCCGCCGGGGTGAATGTCAAAAATCTGCAAGGGCTGCTCAAGGACGCCGGCGACCTGGCCTCGGCGATGGGGGTGCGGCTGGAGGACGCCATCAGCCCCCTGACCCGCCTGCGCTCAGGGAACTTCGGCGAGGCCTTTGAGCGGCTGCGGGAGCTGGGCATTAGCCGGGAGCTGCTGGAGGCCCAGGGGCTCAAGTTCGACAAGAGCGGGAGTTATGTCGGTAGCGTGAACAAGGCCATGCTGGCGGTGCGCCAGATCATCCAAAAGCGATTTGGCGGGCTGATGGAGGAGCAGAGCGTTAGTATCTTCGGGCTGATTTCGACCCTCAAGAGCCGCCCCTTCGAGCTCTTCAGCCAGATGGACGTGGGCGACGGCGGCCCGCTCAAGCCCTTCAAGCAGATGCTCAGCAACCTGGCCGCCCTGACCGACTTCAGCCAGGGCCCCGGGGCGGCTATCGCCGCGAGATTCAAGGCCGGGCTCGGAGGCCTGATGCAAGCGGCCTTCGGGCCCCTGGCCCGGGCTAGCGAGCCTAAACAAGCGGGCGAGGCCATCCTGGCATTCCTGAACCGGGCCACAGCACTGGTGCAGACCGCCCGGGCCTACTTCCCGGTGGCCCTGGGGTATGCAAGGCAATTTTTTGCCGGGATGCAGGCCGGATTTGCCATGCTACAAGGCATCTGGAGGGCCCTCGAGCCGGGCATTGCGCTGCTGGGCAGCCTGGCCCGGAGCCTCTCGGCCAACCAGGCCGGCCTGGCCGGAACCAACGCCGGGGGGCTGGCCCTGGTGGGCACCCTCCTGGTGCTCACCGCCGGGCTCCGCCTGCTCAACGCCCTGACCTTCGGCCTGGCCGGCACCCTGCTGCGCCTGGGCCTGGTCTGGGTAGCCACCGCAGCCCGGATGGCAGGCTGCTGGCTGCTGGCGATGGGGCCGGTGGGCTGGGTGATCACTCTGGTAGGGGGCCTGGTGGCGGCTGTGATTTTGGCCTACAAGCGCCTGGGCTGGTTCCGCGATGGGGTGAACGCCGTATGGGGGGCCATCATCACCAAGGGCGGGGAGCTGGTTGCCTGGGCCAAAGGCTTACCGGAAACCATTCGCAGCGCCCTGGCCAACCTGCCGGGGCTGATGCTGGAGATTGGCCGCAATGCGATGACCGGCCTGTGGAACGGCCTCAAAGCCGCGCCCGGCAAAATCTGGGAGGCGGCCAAGGGGCTGGCGCTGCAGGCGGTGGGCGGGGCCCGGGAGGGCCTCGAGGTGCGCTCCCCCAGCCGGGCCCTGACCCGCATCGGGGAGCAGGGTGGGTTGGGCCTGCAGCGCGGCCTGCTGGCTATGCGCGGGGCGGTAGCCGGCGCGGGGCTGGCCCTGGCCACGGCGGCCATTCCGGCCGCCCCCCAGATGCCGGCGGCCGTTATCGCCGCGGGTGCAGGGGCTTCGGCTGCCACCGTTACCCGCGAGGTGCACGTTCATATCGGCAATATCGTGCTGCAGCAGGCCCAGACCCCCAGCGAGGCCAGAACCCTGGTGGTGGAGGCCATCCTGGAGGCCCTCGAGCGGGCCGCCATTGAGGAGGGTGCCTGATGGAGCGCGACCAGATTGTTTTTGTGGGTCCGGCAGGTAAGCGCATCGCTGTCAGGCCCCGGGCCCGGGGCCAGAACGAGATCGAGGGTGTGGTGCAGGTATCGGTGCGCCGAACGCTCAAGGAGGAGAGCACCGAAATTCCGAAGAAGGGGGTTGAGTACACCTACCTAGGATTTGATTATGCCGAGGTCACGGTGGAAATCCGGGTCTGGAAGGAGAGCGAGTTCAACAAGCTCCAGAAGCTGATCCAGCTCTTCCGCCCCAAAGGCAAGGAGCAGAAAGCCCCCGACGTGTACCAGCCGGTGCACCCCACCCTGCGGCGGCACGGGATCACCCACCTGTACATCTTCGGCATCGAGGAGCCGCCGTATGATCCTGTGAAGGGATGGACGGCCACCCTGCAGATGCGGGAGTGGCGGCCCAGCTACAAGAAGGTGAAGGCCGAAGCCACCCAGGTGGGCAGGCAGGGCGGGGGGCAGGGAACCGATGGCGACACCGGCGGGGCCGACCGGGATGGGACGCCCATCCCCCAGCAGCGGGCATTGGCCAATCCGCCCAGCGCAAAGGGGGTGCGGCCTTGAGCTTTCTTTTTGCAAACGACATTCCCGTCAGCAGCGGGATTATCACAATCCCCCGCATAGGCCGGCCGCTGGCCGAGCTGAGGCTGGGGGAGGAAGCCCTGGAAATTGGCGAGGCGGTAACCCTGAGATTTGAGGACGGCACCACCTACCGCACCACGGTGCGGCGGGGCGGTCCCAGCGCAGGTATAACCGAGGTTTTTCTGGTCGGCGGCTACGATGGGCTATCCAAAATCCTGCCCCCTAAGGATTACCAGGGCGTGCCGGCCTCGCTGGTGGTACGGGACCTGCTAGCCGAAGCAGGGGAGCAGCCGGGGGAACTGGATCTGCCCACCGTATTCGTACGCTGGGCTCGTCGCGGCGGTACTGCCGCAGAGGCCCTTAAGGCGGTGATGGAGCGGCTGCCCGACCGAGCCTGGCGGGTGCTGCCCGACGGCACAACCTGGGCCGGGGCCGAGGCCTGGCCGCAGGGGCCGGAGGGGGCGGTGGTGGCTGATGCCGCCCCCCAGCGGGGCTGGTTTTCACTACTGCCGATGCCTGCGCTCCGGCCCGGAGTCGTGCTCAGGGGCCTCTGGGACGGCCAGGTGCGGGAGTTGGGCCGGGTGGAGCGGGTGATTCACCAGATTGGAGCCAAGCTGCGCACCGCCATCTATATAGGTTAAGGAGGCTGGATGCAAGAACGACTGACCAACGCCATCAAACAACTGGCTCGCCCGGCGCACCTCGACTACCTGGCCCTGTACCCCGGCAGCATCCTTAAAGACTACGAGGACATGCACGTGGATGTGCAGGTAGACGATCCCCGCCTGGGCGCCCTGACCCGGGTGCCCATCTGGCTGGGCCTGCCGGGGGTTAGCGTCAAGGTCTCGCCGGGGGCCCGGGTGCTGGTGGGCTTCCACCGGGGCGATCCCGAGCAGCGCTACTGCGACCTGTGGCGGGGGGAGGGGCTGCGGGAGGTGCGGCTGGCCGCCAGTGTGAAAGTGATGGTGGACGCTCCTATCGTAGAGCTAGCCGGCGGCGGCCCAGCGGTAGCCCGCGTGGGGGATCAGATCCAGGTGTCCGGCGTGCAGCCCGGCACGGCTACTGTGACAGGCACCATCATCAGTGGATCGTCGAAGACCAGTTCGGGGTAAGCATATGGCCGATTTCGGAACCGATCTATCCGCGCTGCCCGACCTATCCTGGACGCTCAAAAGCGGCCTGGACAACCTGGCCGAGGCAGCAGCGCGCTGCCTGATCACAGCGCCCGGCAGCCTGTTTTATGCGCCGGAGTACCGGCTCGACCTCAAGCAATTTTTGAACCAGGAGATCACCCCCGAAACCCTCTTTGAGATCGAGGTGCGGGCGACGAACGCCCTCGAGGCTGACCCCCGCATCCTGAGCGCCGAGGTGAGCGCCAGCCAGCCGCAGCGGAACCAGCTCGATCTGGACATCCTGCTGCAGACTGAGGAGGGCCCCTTCAGCCTGGTGGTGCGCATCAGCGACCTGAGCGTGGAGGTGCTGCGTGCCTGACTTACAACAGCTTTTACAACCCCGTTCTCGCGACCAGATCATGGCCGCGCTGATTACCTACCTACAAGGGAAGGGATATGCCCCCACCGACTGGGTGGAGGGAAGCGTCCAGCGAACCCTGGTGGAGTTGCAGGCTGCCGGGATTGCTGACCTCGAGGCGCTGCGGTTGCAAATCGCCAAATCGGGATTTTTAGATTTAGCCGAGGGCGACTACCTGGACTTGCTGGGCCAGAGCGCCTACGGCCTGAGCCGCAAGCAGGCCACATTTGCGCGGCAGACCTTCCGACTCACCGCCCAGGCCGGCTTCGGCCCCTACAGTATCCAGCCCGGACAGCTCTGGGTGGGGAACGCAGCAGGCCTTCGCTTTAACAACTTAAGCGGTGGCACCCTGCCGCTTGGAGGCACGCTCGACGTGGAATTCCGGGCCGAGCAGCCTGGGGCGGCCTATAACCTTACGCTTGGATCAGCCAACACACTCTTTACACCCCTACCCGGCGTGACCACGACCAACATCGCAATTTCGGAAGCGGCGATTGACACAGAGAGCGACGAATCCTACCGCAACCGCTGCCGCCTGCGCTGGGGAGAACTGGGCTATGGCGCGACCCGCGCGGCCTACGAAAGCTGGGCCCTGAGCAGTACGCCCAGCGTGACTAAGGTACGGGTTCTGGATAACCACCCCCGAGGGCAGGGCACGGTGGACGTGGTGCTCTGGGGCGAGGGGGGCCTAAGCAGCGGCGCAGTGGCCACCGCCAACACGCACATACAGCAGAGAAAACCCCTTACCGCGGACGTGCAGGTCTACGCTGCCACGCCGCTCAGCATTCTTATCACAGCTACTATCCGCCTCCGGGCCGGCTTCCTCAGCCAGGTTCAGGCCGAGGTGGCCCAGCGTTTGAGCGCATTTCAACGGGCCCTCCCTATCGGCGCTGTGGTTTATCGCTCGGCCCTGATAGAAGCATTATTTACTTCGAACGTGTTGGACGTGGCTCTGAGCGCGCCGGCCACAGATCAGACCCTGGCTGCGATCCAGGTAGCCAGCTTCAACCTAAACGCCACCTTTCAGGAGGTATAGGAAGAATGGATCTTGTGCCGGTACAACTTTACGAATCCTGGCTACCCGAGCTGGCCCCGCCCTGGCTGCAGGGCCCCAGAGGTCGGGCATTGTTGGCTGGATGGGGCAAGGCGCTGGACGAATATGCTGCGCTCGTCAGCACAGGCCTGCTGGTCCGCGTGGTGATGCGGGCACCCGAAGACGCCCTTACCCTGATTGGCACCGAGCGTGGACTGACCAGGTACCCAGGGGAAAGCCTCGAGGCATTTAGGGCACGAGTGCTCGCGGCCTGGGATTTCTGGCGGTGGGGCGGAACAGAATACGGGATGCGCCGCTGGATCGAGGCTGCGGGGTACGATGTTTTTATTTACGAGCATTATAAAAACAATCCTGCTATTTGGGCGGAGTTCTCCGTCTGGGTCTGGCCCAGGATCCCCGCTTACACCACCGACCGCTGGGACGACGGGGGAGCATGGGACGATGGGACGCCCTGGGAATATAGCCTATCACTCACGGAGTTATCTCGGATTCCTGCCCTGATTCAGGAGGTGAAACCGGCGCATGCCAAACTACGAACAGCTTTTTACATACCCGGCTTTAAGGACGTTTGGGATGACAGCACGCTCTGGGACAGCGGCGGAGCGTGGAATCCCGAACCTACTGTAATCGTATAGGAGGAAAAAATGCCCAAGAACCTAACGCCGCAAGATCAATGGGAAACAGATTTTCAGGTGCCGCTACCCGGCGAGCCGCGAAACATTGGCCCCCTGGAGCTGCTGTTTCAGCGCATTTTGAATCGGAGTGAGCGACTCAAGTCTCGAGTCGACAACCTCGAAACTGCCCAGGGCGGCACCACCCTTTCCACCCACCGCACCGCCAGCACTTTGGATCATCCCGATGGCAGCGTAACGGCGCAGAAACTGGCCCCTATTCGGAATGCGCCTACAATCACTCCCGCTGGTGGGGATTGGCTGCTGGGAGGCCAGCAATCGGGTACGGGAGTCGGGAAGATTTTACTTGGATCCTCAGGAGGGGTACCGCTGCTAACTGCTGGCAGCGTGCTCGCGTCGCCCTCGTTATACAGCGATCGCGGAACGATTAACGTAGCGACAGACTGGAATACACTAGCCAACGCGGGTGGATATCAAATCCAGTCGGCGGCGCTGGGGGGAGGCTCAAATGCGGCGCCTCCCACTACTTCACCTGGGCTACTAGTAGTCCATAGAGCTGGAGCACGGACGCAACAGATTTATTACCCAGAGACTGAGCCATATATATATTACCGGATGTTGGCTGGTGGCAGTTGGACCGCGTGGGCTGCCACAGGCCAACAATATATATCGAATGCCAATGGCGCAGCATACCGATTTGGCGATGGGACGCAGATTTGTTGGTTAATCGAGGGACTGGCGGGAAGTAGCCCTCAAACTTGGACATTCCCTGCGACATTTATTGCGAAACCTATTGTTTCGTTTATTTCCCACGACCCGGGCTACATACATACCAACGATTTTACGCTTTGGTCCACGACCCAAGCCCGTGTGCGGAAATACCAGATTGGTAGTGGAGATGAGTATACGGGCTCGGGCTTAACACTAGAAGCCATCGCCATCGGAAGGTGGAAATGATGCAAATCAGTTACTCTGAAAAAGCTCTACCAGCCACAGGCTCCGTCACCGCTGACCTGCATAACAATACAGTTAATCTGCATAACAATACATGAGAATTTGAAATTTATCTCGTTTCTCATTTTGAAATTTATCTCGTTATGCGACACTCTGGCGTGTTTGTGTTGTTTGGGACGTAGAAAACGTCCCATAATAGATGCACCATTGTTGCGCCACAGGCAGGTTCCAGGCAGAATCACCTGAAGGGACTTAATACTTGGAGTTGCCTTCTTCCAATAGATTCCGGGGATGGGCCGGGCCGGAATCTTTAGGGAGCGCCTGCGCCCGGCTCAACTTGGGTGGGGGTCTGGTGCTGCTCTGGGTTGTTATCCTGCAACGGCCCTATGCTTTTTGCGTTTGGCCGCAAGCGCCCGGGTGCTTTGTTTATGGCAGGGCTGACAGAGGGTTCGCAAGTTGCTGGGCGCATGGGTGCCGCCCTCCACTACCGGAATTATGTGGTCAGCCTCCCACAGGTCCGAGGGGGTCTTCCAGGCTTTGCGGGGCCGCCAGCTTCTGGGTAGTTCGGGCAGAAAGCCATGAAAGCCACGCTCGGTAAGCTGCCGGGTCAGTTGGGCGTACTGCAAAGCCAGCGTGCGGTAAGCCTCGAGGTGATACAGATTTGGATGTAGCCGGTTTTCACGTGCAATTTGCACCGCCGCCTTCCACAGTTTCATCAGGGCGCTTTTGATGGGGCGGGTGTTGATTCCGCATACCTGACAAACGCCTTTCTCGCGCTTTCGCAGATGTTGCCGGGCATAGCTCCAGTGGGCCTGAAGGCGGTACTGGTGTACACATACGTCGCTACACCAGGTTCGTCGACCCGGCGGTACCTCGTTGTTGCAATGCACGTATCGGCACAGTCTGCGACCGTTGGGGCCGCGCTCCTCGGCTGGGCGCAATAGCTCTTTGCCGATAAGGCGGCGGTTCAT